TGCGAAGAGATCACCTCCTTCACTCATGATGTGCACTTTAATAGTTGGTATAAAGTCAACCATATCTGCGGCGTGTTTGAGCATGTCGATCTCCAACTTTTTAAACTTTTCAGTAAATTCCAATACAGTTTCGGGAGTGATCTCACCATAAAAGAACATCTCATTACCGATCGTTTTAACAACTTCGGGTTCTTCAACCTCGTGTTTCAATTGCATGTTTGAGATTCTTTTTTATATTTGATACGTCCCTTTGTTTTAATTTACTTGCGATTGCAAGATGGTTCATGACATCGAAGTCCTGTGGTGTGAGACCATACTCGAGTAAGTTTTCGTATCGTCCAAGTTCGGCGTATTTTTTAAGAAGACACAATTCATCAATGCCAAGTCTACCTTGTGTCTTAGTTCTTATTTCGTTGAATTTTCGAAGACGCATTTTATAATTACCAAACTTAGTCCACGCGCTCCCGGATCTAATTTTGGCGGGGTTTAAGGGTTTACCTAATGCATTTTTTGGGGCATGGATGCCGATATGTATAAAGTATGGTAAGAGTTCCCAATTCCCTTCATATATACATGTATCGAGAACATCCGCGAGGGATATCGAATTGATGGCTCGAGCTGCGTCAACACCCTTTGAGTCTATGTAATTTTCGTGGATCGTGTCCCATATATGCCCATGTTCACTCAGTGTTGACGACCATTTAAAAGGTTTTGTATCACACAACACTTCAATCACATATTCTTTGGATGTTTGAAATTCATCTATCGAATCGGAATTGTTGATGTAACTTAAAAAATTTCGTACAGATCCATTGGCTCGAAGAGCTGCCTGTAGCGCGCCTTCTTTGGAGTTTATAGACAACAATTGATCAACTGTCGCGGGTTTGAGTATGATAGTTTCAAAATTTGGAAGCATGTAGACACTCGACGTGGTCACAAGAATACTCCGACCCGTTGGGCTTCCATGTTCGGATACATCATCGATGATCGATTTATAGAGTAAAGGTTCGGCATCATAATCTTCTATACATACAATACTCTGCATCTCACTGATGTCGGTCTTTGTCTCGAGCCATATCACTCGTTCAGAGTCAACAACCTGATTGAGTAGATGACTTTTACCACACCCCGTTGGACCACATAGTATGACGTTTTTGTTCTCATCAATTAATCTTTTAATCGTCTCGAGAGCCTCTACGTGAATTGTGCTTTTTGGATCGGTCTTTTTTTGACTCGTTATTTTAATGAAGCGGTCCATGGATGATCTTACTAATCAGGCCATAGATTTGGTGCTCGAGAATGACGCACTACATAAACGTATCGTAGAACCTTTAAAAAGGAAAATTTTACCATACGCTGTGTGTGGGGTACTTTTCAATATCATTCTTTTTGTTCTTATTGTGCTGCTTGTTCGACGTCTGGCTGATCTTCAGAAGGATCTATTATTTCACCCAACTTTTGGAAAGGTGTATTCTGTGTGATGGCTCTAAATGTGCTAATCGACGGTAACTTTGGAATCGCTCGGACATCCAATATTTCTGGCTTTGTGAACTCATCGTCATCTGGATATTCATTCTCAAATTGTTGAATAATTTGTATCGGGACAGCCGGTGACTGCTCTATGAGTCGATCGTATTCTGATTTACAGTCCTCAACAAACTTCAAACCTTCTTTCCCGCGTTCAGCTCTCGGTAGAGCTAACATGAGTCGAATGTTTCTCGACAAAAGACCATAGGACAACGCAGCTGCTCGATGATTTTCCATGAGTTCATTAATCTTTAAGAATTGTGACACGGTCGCGATGAGACCTGCGACGAGATTAAACCCACCAATGATTGCTGGGACCGAAGATCGAATACCATCTGGAAATTGATCTTGCGCAAAGTTTGCCGTACCCGTGATAGTTGAGAGGACGATGACCGGCAAAGAAAAACGCATGCTCAATTTTTTGTACAAGAGGAAAGATCTGTGATTCATATACCTGTAGCATCCAGCCGCCTCACCCCATTGGCGGAGGATCGCCTCATGTTCGTCATTCCATAAGTGCTCCATTTTGTTATAGTCATCGATAAAATTTCTGAGATACATATAAATGATCGCGAACATCATCTTTGTGATTCATGTGTTCATGCTCGTCGCGGCTTTGATCATACCCATCGGGTTCAAAGATCGAAGGTGGCTCGAATTGTATTCGCTCTTCATACCCTTTGTGTTCTTTCACTGGATCATGAACGATGATACATGTTGTTTAACGCAACTTGAAATGTATTTTACAGGTGAAGCCAAAGCCAAGACGTTCATGGCGCGTGTCCTGGATCCAGTCTATAATGTCGATGATGATATGGCGGGTAAATTCACCAAGCTATCAGCATTTACGATGTGGTTATTGGTCCAGTACAGACTTGGACGTATACATACCATTCTCGGTATCTAATTATTTTTCATATGGTACTATAAAGATGAAGATTAACTACAATTTCATCAATTCTCTCACATTGATCTCGATCCCTGTCATCATGATTTACTTTCTGGTGCGAAACCCAAAGATTGTGGAAGTTCCAGTTCCGGTGTCCGTGCCGGTACCAGTCGCGACGCCAACCATACCAGAATACCGCGGACCGCCCATCAAGAAATATAAACCAGGACAATTCCAGCAGATGGGTATATTGACGAATGCGACAGGAGACACGCTACCACTCTATGGACGCGAAGTACGAGGACGTCGCGATCGTTACCATTACCACACAACAACCCAAGGTGAACAGATTTATCCAATTCCGATTTCCATCAATGGACGCGAATGTACCGATGATATTGGGTGCCCAGAGTTATTCGACGGTGAACAAGCCACTATTTTTGGTAAAGAGGGGTCATACGTAGTCAAGATGTACCGGACGGACAATTTTTTCTAATTATATCAAACTCCCGTAAAATCGAACCACCCCCGCTTCGAGAGTGTTTTGCTTTTAAACGAAGAAGTTCCAACAACGTATCGTCATCCAAGTAACTTGCAAAGTGTCGCTTTGCTTGAATGTCGTCCATTTGATTTATTTCTTTGAGTGCTTGTACGTAAGGCCATGTATGTATGCGTAATTCCTCGAGTTCACCTCGAAGACGCGTCATTTCGGGTAACACCACCTCCCTAAGAAGTGTGCTCAATTCTTCGGTAGTCGCGGGTCTAAACATGTATTTACATTGCGGGTCATCTTTAATAAATGCTATCATATAATAAATAATGAATCATACGTAGCCATGCATTATCCGAGTGGACGTTATTCATGTACCATTGATGACACGCCTTTGACATCATAGTCCACATCTCTTCCGAAATTTCGGACACCTTTGCCACGGCATCCTCGGGTGATTCGACGCGAATATAATGCACACCTTCAACCGGTGGATCATAATATGAATCTATGCTCACATATTTGGTGATGAGTGGCACGGTACCCAACGCCATGAGTTCAACTTCACGATGACATTTACTCCCAAAACCTCGAAGACACAAACCATACTTGGATTTTTTTAGTTTTTCAAGATACTCTTCTTGTGAAAATTTATGTGTAAACCCAGCTGTACAGTGATACTCTGTGACTGATTCCTGCCAATCAATATTCGTTCGATGGTGTTCTTGGACATCATTTTCAAAATTACCAATGAAAATACTTTCCGTCGTACGAGCATCCCATGGAAGACATTCCAATTGATCTTCTAAAATCGAAGGTCGTCTAGGCCAAAAAATCCATGGACGAATCTCGTATTCAAACACAGAACCTTCGATATTTACATCCCCATTGCCGAGCAGTGTCATGTGGGCTTTCACAGCATTTTGATTTGCCCAATACAGTGTTGGTCTATCATACAATAGAACAGATGGTACGAGCCAACAGTGTTCGGAATTTGCAGTCGCTTTGATGACATCAATGTTCTTATGAGCGATCAAATCTACAAGTTCCCTAAAACTGTCATTTGTGTGAGAATACATACCCGCTATCGGTTGGTGTGGTACAACTAAACACCATGATCCATGTATGACCCTAAATATAATGATTAATTCTTTCCAGCGTCTGGCTTCAGATAATGTGTGTATAAATAATGTATTTTGTTCTTGGTGATCTTGGCGATTAAAGTGTGTATGCAAAAATTTAAGAGGTTGGTCCTTGAACATGATACGATTATCCTTGACGGTCAGGTGTGGCACGTTGTCTTCTTTGCCTACACGAAACCGCCAGGTATGAAGATTGTAGTTTTCACCAAATTCAAAGAAGTCGTAGATTTTGGCGAGATCTTCGATGGATGCTTGATCATAATATCTCGACGTCTTTGTATATTCTTTCCATTTTTCGGGTAGGTCCTTTTGATTTGTCCACAGTAGTCCTCCGTTGTAGTATCCGGTCTTCGCAACTTCTTCATCGTTGATATACTGCGGAGAAATCCCAAGGTGTTTGGATGTATCGACAAAAAGTTGATCGAGAATAATGGTATCACAATCGATGAACAGAGTATCATGTTCATGGTCTAACACTTTGGAAATAATAGACGCCTTTTCCATTTGTAAATCCGACCAGATGCCGAGTTGTTCCATTTGATAGCGAGTCTTATTGGAATACTTGTCGAGACATACGTTCCAATCGATATTCAACTTTGGTTGTGGTGTGATCTTTTCAATATAGTTTTTCGTGTCGGTGTCGGCGTTAATATATACTTTTGCATCACGATGATGAAGTGATAGCGACAATAAAAAACCTACAAGCTCTTGCCTGCACGCGTTCGTGCATATGGTACAGAAAGATGATGGTACTTCCATTTAGTATACGTACTACTATTTCTTTAGTATACTAGATCGAACACGGGTGTTACATAAATGTGATTCCAAAATGTTTTGATATATAACGTTTAGATTTATCCATAGATGGTTGGCTCCATAGTAGCCATCTCGACCAAAAACCTGCAGTCGTGATACCATTCATGGACCATTTTTCTTTGTCACTTCTATCAACGTTCAACATTCTCTGGTGTACATACCGAGAATCTGTCATTTTTTGAACACTGAGAGGGACATATCCACCATGGCGTTGTACGTACCGACGCATTTGCATGGGATTTTTGTGTATTGTATAATCTGTATATCCTCGACCACCAAAGTCTACAGTGCGACCATCTTCTAAGATCACTCTAAATTTCTTTTGTGGATTGGGACTTTTGATAATCTTCACTTTCATATCTGTTATATAGGTGACAATTTAAATGT